ACCACTCGTCGAGGGTTGCAGCTTCCCAGATTGGGTAGAAGTGAAGACCGATTGCGTTAGATGACGGGACGATTGCCCCTGAGATGATGTTGTTTCCATAGAGTAGAGAGCCAGCAACTGGTTCACGTATCCCGTCTATGTCTACAGGCGGTGCTGCGATGAAAGCGATAATGAAACAAGTTGCTGCAGTAAGTAAGCATGGAATCATAAGGACACCAAACCATCCGACGTACAATCGGTTGTTGGTATCTGTCACCCATTTACAGAACTGATTCCAATTATTCTGTTGTGGGAGAGTTAGGGTACTCATAATTAATGTTGATGTTGATTCTTAAATCTGTATCTGTTTGGGTTACACTTCTATGCTCTAGTGATTGGTCGAAAAAGATAGCTTCATTTCTATTAGAATAAAATTTTTCTCCAGTTTTCATTTCAGTGTATCCATTATTGGTAGTGAGATTATATAGTATAACACCTGCAGGTCTCTCATATAAGTTACCTTGTACAGGATTATCTATATGGTAATCATGTTCTATAGCCTTACCTTGATTAGTATATAGGTTGGCTTTAGCTCGCAGCAGATGCTGTTCAGTAAAGCCAGCCTTATATATTATAGGTTTAACTATTACATCATAAAAATCACTACACTTCCCACGATGATCGTAGAATATATGACCAAACATAAAGCCATCATCTCCATCTACCGATCCTACACTAGGGGTATAGTACCAAGCACATGAGACTCCGGTTAGTTCAGATAAAATATAATTACATGTATCCTCATCTAGGAAATTAGTGGTGGTATGCAATTAGAAAATGCCGGGTATAATTTGTCCAGTAAATATGTATGAACCAAGTGCGGCAACGAAACCAAGCATAGCTAGTTGACCGTTAACACGCTCTGCATTTTCAAAGTAAGGTTGATCTATTACTTGTACTTGTGGTTCAGTTGCAAATTTGTTTTGAGGCATTGGAATAAAAAATAAAAGTTCGTGTGGGCAGGGACGATCTTTCGGGCTGCCGCTTTTACTTAGGTTACCTCTGCTCCAGCTACAGTGCCGTCAGCAGTATTACCTACCACCTTACTGCACTGTGCTACTTGTGCTGCTGTTGTACCGTTGTCATTATAAGGTATGAACCAACGGTCACCAGTTGCATTGACTTTGTATTTTACCACCATGGCATTTGCACGTGCCGATGGATCATAAGCTTTTGACATAATTAAAATTGTACGTTTGAACGTTCTAGTTTATCGTATAAGTCCTGACGATAAGCAGGGTCTCTATCATAACGAGGATCTGACATAGCTGCTACAACTTCAGCTTGGCTGCGGAATCCATCCACTGCTCTAGCTGCTTTGCCTGTTAGCATACGTCCCTCGTATCCTTCTACATTTTCATACTCAGCTCTTAATCCTGCTACTGCTATTTGAATAGCGGTTGCATCACCATTGTTAATGATGCTATTAAAAGCTTCTAATTTATCTTCCGCTACATTTTCAGAAGCCCAAGATGCTAATCTATTATACTCTGCTTCTCCACCTGCTGAATTATATACTTGATTCATTTCAGCATCAGTAAGATCAGGAGAAGATTCACCTGAATTTAAATCAGGATTGTTCTCTTGTATTGCCATGTAAGCATTGACAAGATCTTGGCTACTCATCTCAGTAAACTTTTGCATAGTTTCTTCAGATAGTTGCCCATCATTCTCATAGTATTCGTCAGATGCATCTTGTATTAGTTCAACACCTGCTACTACATTCTCATCATACTCAATCTCATCTTCATCTAATGTAGTATCATCTACTTCATCATCATCATCAGACCCAAGCTTACGTTGTAATTCTAAATAAGCTTGTTCTAATTCTTCAGCGTTTTGATACTTACCAGCTAGTAATTCATTCTCCTCTTCACCTAATCTATCAGCAGCTTCTAACGCTTCTTGCTCTGCCTCACTGAATTCAGGTGCATCAGCAGGGGTGGGATCATACGTCAGCTTTTCCGTCATTCTTTACTCCTTGTGCGGTGGTTACTTTTAAATTACCTAAGCCAACTGTTGTTACAAATTCAGGGTCAGCACCTATTAAAGGTTTAGCTGCTATCTGTGTTGGCTTTGCTATTTCATTTTTATCTACCAATGGTTCAGGTTTACTGACCTTGGGGAGGGGTTTCTTCCGTACCTTGACTGGGCGGCTCGCCTTGGTTGTTGCCATTTGTTAATCGATCTTTTTGTTCTTGAATTAATTCACCAGCAGCTTCGTTCTTACTTGGATCCATCATCGGAGAGTTAGCAAACTGACCTGCTTGTTTCACCATTTCATTTTGCATCATTTGCTGCTGCTGTTGCTGCCTTTCTTGAGCCATAGTCTCAGGAGTCTTAACTAGGTTAAGTACATCTATACCTTGAGCTGCTGCGAGTCGTTTAACATACTCACCTGGTTCAAGGAATCTAGCCATGATTTCTGGTCCCATAGTTTGAGCTAGAGTCTGTGCGAATTGTACTAAACTCTGTTGATCTTGTCCTCTACCTAAAGCATTAACACCTGCAACTATCTCTGGACGTACCAGATCTTTAGGGATCTTTGGTAGTTCCCTATTACGTTGTAGTATATGTAATGTTCTATTGAGATAAGGTATCAAGAACTCCACCGTGAGCAAGCTAAAGAGCCCACCCAACTGTTGTTCTAATTCCATCTGCGTGAGGCGTACCTCTTCAGCAGTAGTCCTTTCACTCTGTCTAACTTGTAACACAAGGAAAGCTTCATTAATACGCTTCTCCAGATTTACCATCTGTTCTTGTGCTGTTCTGAAATCAGCAGTCTTGCCTACCTGTATAACTCCAACATCATCAGGTCTACCCTGAACAATTGCTCCGTTACCAGCGTCGGCTATAGTCTTTGGTTTAGTAGTACTGGAAGGCGATACTAAGAAGACTACCTTACTTGCTGCAGCTGAACCCTCTACGAGAGCTTGGGATAATCCTTCTAGAGATCTAATATCTCCTAAGAATTCTTCGACTCGACCCCTTCCGTAATCTTCTCCGTCCACTGTATTGAATCTCAATACTAGCCAGGGAGATGTATTCTTCGGAGCCGTGCTGCGACTACCAGGTAGTATATTATCAAATGCTTCTTGATGCCATACCCATCTACCATTGTCATCCAATCGGACGTAGGTGTATACCTCAACGTCTTGATCATCGGATCCTGTCTTATGACCATCATCCCCAGGGGAATTAGGTAAAGGTACTGGCAGATCCATACCAAGTATCTTACGACTTATTAGTTCCTTTGTTACGATCTCTACAACATTACCGTTACCGTCACGATTTACTACGTAACGATTTAAGGGATAGTTTTTTAGACCTTGTTTACCCATAAATATTAATGCATTACCAGAGACAATCAAATGTTTGAGTGCCTGATGTACAACAACTCTATCGTTTGATGCATTAATAAAATCCATTACCATCCTTTCCATTTTAGCAAAGGATAGATCGAGTTCACTTTTTACTTCTCTAGGAAACTCTTCCCCAAGTTTATCATCTCTAATTTGTAACTTAAAGAAACTTGTTTGTGGTGGTAGCAATGCTAGCATAAGTTTTGCTGCCAAATTGACAACTGACTTAGCACCAACTGATTGCCATGGAGTATGTAACTTTTGATGTGTAGGTCGTGAACTTAAATCCTCTTGTATCAGATAAGGCAACGTTAATCTCGAACACTCAACTGCGGTATCAAGGAACTGTGATCTACCTCTAGTTAGTTGGGTGTATCTATCACGTGCTTTCATTTAATTAAATTTGTACGTCTTGTGTACCTAATTTTCCACCAGTTTGACCAGGTAAAGTTGCTGGGTCAATAGCTCCAAGCGATTTAGTACCTTCTTTAGCAGCTTTAATTTCAAGTGCTTTCTTTTTCTTAGTATCTAACTTCTCTTCTGGTTTTGCAGCAGGTTTAATATTTTCATCTGCTACTGCTGTTGGAGGAGGAGTAGGTATCTTAGTTGGAGGTGGTGGAGGAGTAGGCTTAACTTGAGGTGGAGCTGGTTGTGATGGGGGGCTAAAAATGCACATTAATTTTCGTCCTCTTCGGATAATCTTTTTATATATTCTACCACACTGGCTTGACCAGCACGATACATGATCGATTCAATCGATTCTTTTGGGTGAACTGGGCTCCACTTAAAATGATCCTCTACTTTTTGTAGAAGCTCATCCACCCTTTCATTGTGGAGCCTAAGCGTATTTAGGGAGATTTGTGTTGGCATGTTCAAAAAATGCGGGCATACGTGCTCGCTTGGTGTCAGAAAATTCTGGGGCTTTGCCTTCATACATTAACCGATCGCTTGCATCCAGCCAGAATTTTTTGTCCAAATATTTATCGTAGGTATTTATACCTAGAGGTTGAAGAACCCAGTTAATGGTGGCTTTCCTAAGTTTATCCAGAGAAGGGCTAGCAGATAAGCCCAACTCAGTACATACAAGAGAATTCGTTCCGACATGGATCTGCTCGTCCCTGGAGATATCGGCAGATACAGTGCGAAGAGCAGCATCCCCATTAAACCTAAAGAAAGGGAGTAGAACAAAGAAGATGGCCCGTTCGGCGACCAAAGCTTTTGTAATAGTGTGGTCAGGATGATTGATCCATGCATCTCTTAGTAACTTCCCCTCCTTCTCATCTTTTTCATTTACATTATGTACATCTGCTATATATCCCAATGCGAGATCGTGCCTTTCCTCGTCTTCAACATTTGATTCAAGGAGTTTTCTGGCATTATCGGGAACACTCTTCTCCAAGCCTTCACGAATGAACGCTCCAACAGGGAGCTCCATATGGCGTATTGAGAGAGCACGTTTGATGGTTTCTTCGGCACCTTCTTTTACCTCGCCTTTGGTGGGTTTTACTGGTGACCACTTACGTTTGCGGTCTAATAATTTATCATAAGGATGTTGTCTCATTATTCTTGACAGTCACAGGTTATCGACTCGTTTCCGAGAATATCCTGTAAGTAATCATCGACTTCAGATTTATCTAATGCTGCATACGCATCGCTCTTATCTTGTACATCGCCCATTACTTGCAGGGAGTAGTAAAGGGAGGTCTGGGGTGACAGTAACCACTCTTCTACAAAATTCCTATCATATGTCACAACATCGGACCATGAGTTAAAGGAATAGCCGTGAAGAAGTCCCGTATTGTCGAGCATTATCATCAGTTGGTCTGCTACACGCTTGTATGCGTCCCATCCTACTTCCGAAGCGATCTCAACATCGCCGTATTCATAGTGTTCTACACCGAAGGTGCCACTATCTCTATCTACACTCCTAGCTATAGGAGGTGCTATTTCTGGAGTAGCAGTGAAGCCATCCAGATCTTTACTCTTGTATGAACAAGAGGCAGTGGGAGCTATAGCAAAGGCTCTCACCATATTATTCTGTTTTGCAATATATGCGGCACCATTTATAGCTTCTTTAAGATCATAAGCTATATCTAATGCAGTACCAGTTTCAGCAGGTAAGTTACTGTTAACAGCTTCTAAAACCTCGCCAAACTGTTTATAAGTTACTCCGTTTCGTCTGAGGAAGTTGGATAAGCCAAGCATTCCGAGCCCGACTTGCCTGTCTTCACTCGGGGATAGGTATTCTCCAGTCCCTCCAACACCTGTTCGGCCATGGAGATCGCACAACTCGGACATACCTTGAGCGAAAGCCTTTTGTAAGTCCCGTGGTCCACAACCTGCGAGATTGACATGCTGGAGCAAGCATGTTCCTCGTGAGGGCAAATAAACCTCAAGGCAGACGTTGCCGTATATTCTTTTTCCATGTTGATATTTTATTTTGTTGAGCCAGATGTCTCCTGATTTGATCCCGTGAAGGAGGGCGTCTTTAACTCTGGTATTTGTGGAGTTCCAGAGTCCGGCATCGAGATCGACGCATCTTTTAATCCAGGGAGCTTCGGCACGAGGAAGCTGCACGAACTCAAGAATATCGGGGTGATTAATATCCAAATGGGCAACCACCGCGCCGTTCTTATAATGGCCGCCCCTTCTGAGTGTTTCATTTAATGTTGAATAGATTTTAGCGAATGATACTGGGCCAGAAGCTGTAAGACCTTTTCCGTTTTCGTGGCCTCTGGCTCTGAGCTTTGATAGATGGACAGCAACGCCAGCTCCATGTCTGAGTGCATGTGAGACAAATCTCCAGCTTGCTTCGATTCCATTTTTTCCCTCCATTGAGTCTTCTACGACAAATACCGTACAACTCACTGGAAGTCGTGATTCTGGGTTATCCAACCATGATTGGACCCGACCAGTGCGGGAGATTAGTTCTGCGGTCATTTTAAAATAAGTCTTCTAAGCTTGGTGGTGCATAGTTTGGTCCTTTTAAGACCTTACCGTCTTCACGGTAGATTGGTTCACCGTCTTCTCCGAGTTTGGATAAGTTGCTCTGATGTACACGGTGTAAAGCTTCGTCAAGAAACCATCCCATATTTTCTGCATACTGATAACAAACATAAACTAAGTCGGCTAATTCTTTTAATGCATGTTCTTGATGATTCTTGCCATGCATAAATAGGAACCCCTCAGCTTCTAAGAATTCCTTAAATTCCTCAACAATCAGACTTTTCTGATATGAGCGTTTGGTACGATGTGTCGAGTTCTTCAGTTTGTACTTGGTACGGAATTCCTTGGCTTGCTCTGAAATAAAGGTCTTTTTCATGGTGGAGTTCGTTCTCTAAATAATGAATAGCTTTTTCTATATCTTCTATTTTACTTTTTGTTTTGTGCCCTGCTCTAGCTATATATTTTATAGCATTACCGAGGTGGAAATTTAATCCTTGTTCTCTAATAAAATCCCAAACATCGCAGGAACCTCGTTGATAGTAGGTTGGACCTTTGGCCATTTGTTTACTAAGTTAAGTATTGAATTGGATAAAACAAAGTTTTGTCTCTGCATTGCAATAAAGACAGTGACGATATCTTCATATTTCACTTGGCCACTATTTAGCCTGTCTTCCAGCAACCTCATTTGTAGATCCTGTTCCATTGTCAATTCTGTAATTGGAGGAGGGGGTCCATAATTTTGGTTCTTTTTTTGTGAAGTCATAATCATCAACTGTAAGTATACGTGCCAACCTAGCATTAGCTAAGGCTGTTACTTGAGTGTAACCTTTATCTTCAAAGGCATCGACAACTGTTTTCCATGAGTACCCTTTCTCTTTAAATAATGATTCAGCTCTTTTGACTCCAATTCCTGGGACTCCGCTGTAGCCATCTGTCTGATCGCCAGCCATTGTCTGAATCAAATGCCATTTCGCTCCCTCATCAGGATCGATTGTGAAAGTATCCTCAAAGTTATACAACTTTCCAGGGATTTGCCTCATGTCTTTATCAGGTGAAGCTATTATATTCCCAGGATATTTTGTTGCATAAATACCCATTGCATCATCAGCTTCAAGTGTTGGTTTAAGGATAACCTTATACTCTTTCTTTAATGCATTGATGACACGTTTATAACCGCAAGGCTTTTTACGATTACGATGCCCTTTATAATCTGGCAAGATTTTTTTCCTGAAATTTTCACTGTCAGAAAAGAACAGTATTATATCAGCGAATGCCCCAAGTTTGTTTTGAAGCTTGGTAATCTCTCGCTTTGTTGCATTGTATGCGTCACTAAAATGAGAAGTGACAAGGATAACATCGTTACCAAAGTCCACTTCACTTTCTGCAGCCGCACATGCTTTGTAGACGATGAAGTCCGCATCACATAGGATTTTCATAAATTAGTGTGTGTCGGCCCATGTAAGACCATCCTTTGCTTCAGCAGCTACGGGTATTCGCATATTGTAATACTCGCCTGCTTCAGCAGCGGAGAGAACAAGAAGAGATTTGAGATCATCAACATGTTCTGGGTCGGATTCATACTGCAGCTCGTCATGAATAAAAGCGAGCTGGTGACAGCGTAAATCCATTTCTTTGATATGGTCATGAGTGATAACCATCCATTTTTTTGCTATTATTGCAGCCGACCCTTGCAATAGGTAGTTTAATGCTTTATGTTCTTTATCAACTAATATTTTTCTCTTATCTAAACCGAGGACATAACCTCTCGCACTAGCTTTGCGTACCCCTTCCAGCAATTCTTTAAGACCTGGAATGGCATCAACATATGCTTTGCGTATTTCTTTTCCTTTTTTCTTTGCCTCGTTCTCGGGAAGCCCTTTGTCATAACTATATCCTAGTTTGGCATCGCCAGCCCCATAAAGAAAGGCATACGAAATTGTCTTTATTTGTTTACGAGTAACTCCAATTTTGTCAGCATTCTCTTGGTGTATGTCCCCTTCGAGAAGCACTCTAGCGTATCTCCCGCCGTCAAATCGGCCGAGATAGTGAGCAAGCATGCGTAACTCAATACCGCTAAGATCAGCAGCAGCCATTCGCATGTTTGGACTAGCCGTAAATAAACGTCTGAACCTTTCATCACTAGGAACCTGTCCTAAATTTGGAGTTCGATGGGCACAACGGAAAGTTTGAGTTGCTACCGAACAATGATGGTGAATCCTAGACTTCGTACATAGCTTCTGCCATGCGTTCACGCCTTCGGATATCATCCCTAACTGCTTTGTCAGATCCAATAGTGTCAGAAACTGAAGAGCAATATCCGTCCCAAGTTCTTTTAAGACGGTCTCGTCTATAACTGCCTTCCCTGAAGCCGTCATTGATGACGGAATCCAGCCATAGTGTGTTTGTAAGATCCACGATATATGATCCCTTGAAGTGGGATTGAAATCTTTTAATTTTGTAAGTGTTGCTCCTTCAACATATCCCGATCTTGCATTAGATCGTTTAGGAGTAAATTCTGATCCTTTGACGAAAGGATACCTGTCTCGTAATAGCTGCGTAGTCTCTTCATATTCTCTTCTGAGAGTAGATTCAAGTTTCCGTGCAGCTTGTTCATCAAAGTACCATCCATGTTGTTCCTGTTGAGTGAGTATTTGTGCTACCTGATGTTCTAACGTGACCCATTCAGGTATGGTAGGAAATGATTCCATAATTTGGTGGTTACTTTAACGTCTTGAACGCAATAGTCCTCCATCTCTTGACTCCATTCTTTCCAGTCAGTGTCTTTAGCAAAGTTGCCTTTGTATTCACCTAATCTGTAACCATAGGACTCAAGGGAGTGGCGTCCATATAATTGTAATGGCATGTGTTTCCATGCATGTTGTTTATCTATACTGAGTAAGTTCGGATGATATAACCTAGATAAAAGGAGAGTGTCAATAACAGTACCAACGGGACTAAAGAAAGGATAGATAGATTTAATAAGAGGTAAATCATAACCCAAGATATTATGCCCGATGATATAATCAGCCATTTCGAGGTGCTGGACTGCTCTAACCACAGGTTCAGACATCCCTTTCCCAGGGCTTTCATCGTTGTAACTATTTGTGTAATTTTCTTCGACATAATTAAGTACAATACAGTGGATTTGGGTAGCATTATTAAGCAGCCCGTTTGCTTCTAGATCGAATATTATCGGACCGATTCCACTCGTACGTTTTGTCAACGAATTGTGCTTTGTCAACTGCTTCTTGCGTAGGTGGGTTAGGTTTAATCAATATAGCTTTGTCACTTTTTCTAACGCAACCATTTTCTTTATACCATGGATGCACATAGCCACCGTCAAAAATCCGTGGCTGGGTTGAAAACTGGTGATCCCGTAGTTTCATAATCAGTGAATCGTGAAGTGTCTAAGTTAAATTTTATCTTCCCTGCGAAACCTGTTTCGCCTGAATAACGATTTTTAATGATTCTAAGAGTCGCAATATCTCGTTCATCATCGGCCTGCTGATTTCTTTCGAGGGCAATGACTTGATCTGATAATTGAGCAATGCCCGCAGATCCTCTGAGCTGACTAAGGGACACTCTACCTCCCTCTTCGTGCGAAGTCCTATCATTACTACTTCTCCTTAAATGTGATACAAGGAATAAAGCTATTCCTGTACGTTCAACTAGGCTTCGTAGCCTTGTCATAGTTTGATCTATAGTGCGTCGTTCATCCCCTTCTAATCCACTTAATAATATA